GTGCAGTCGGAGTTCCTCGACAGCCTGAGTAGCGGCGAGATCCTGGCGCTGCGCTACCTGTTCGAGTTCTGGGCCATGGATCACCAGTTGCCCCCCGAGGGCGACTGGTGCAGCTGGGTAGTGATGGGCGGGCGCGGCGCCGGCAAGACCCGCGCCGGCGCCGAATGGGTGCGCGCCCAGGTCGAGGGCGCGCGCCCGCTGGACCCCGGTGCGTGCAGCCGCGTCGCCCTGGTGGGCGAGACCATGGACCAGGTGCGCGACGTGATGATCTTTGGCGAAAGCGGCATCCTGGCCTGTTCGCCGCCCCACCGGCGCCCCGAGTGGCAGGCCACGCGCAAGCGGCTGATCTGGCCCAACGGTGCCACGGCGCAGGTGTTTTCGGCGCATGAGCCGGAATCGCTGCGCGGGCCGCAGTTCGATGCCGCCTGGGTGGATGAGCTGGCCAAGTGGAAACGCGCCCGCGCGACATGGGACATGCTGCAATTCGCCCTGCGACTGGGCCGGCATCCGCGCGTGTGCGTGACCACCACGCCGCGCAACGTCGGCGTGCTCAAGGAGCTTCTGGGCCGCGACAGCACGGTCATTACCCAGGCCCCTACCGAAGCCAACCGCGCCTACCTTGCGGACAGCTTTCTCGAAGAGGTGCGCGCGCGCTATGCCGGCACCCGCTTGGGCCGGCATGAACTGGACGGCGTGCTGGTGGACGAGGCCGAGGATGCCCTGTGGCGTGGTGCGATGCTGGAGGCGGCCCGCCGGGCGCTGCCCTCGGGCGAGGACGGCATGGACCGGATCGTGGTGGCGATCGACCCACCGATGAGCAGGCATGCCGGCTCGGACGCCTGCGGCATCGTGGTGGCCGGTGCGCGCACCCGCGGCCCGGTGCAGGACTGGCGCGCCTGGGTGCTGGAGGATGCCAGCCTGCGCGGTGCCAGCCCCGCGCAATGGGCCGAAGCCGCGGTTGCGGCGATGGAACGCTGGGGCGCTTCGCGGCTGGTGGCCGAGGTCAACCAGGGCGGCAACCTCGTCGAGGAGGTGATCCGCCAGGTGGCCCCATTGGCGCCGGTGACGAAGGTGCACGCCCGCCAGGGCAAGGCGGCCCGCGCCGAGCCGGTGGCCGCGCTATACGACCAGGGGCGGGTGTTTCACGCCGCCGGCGCCGAGCTGTCGGCGCTGGAAGAGCAGATGTGCGCGATGACGACGCGCGGGTTCGAGGGCCGCGGCAGCCCCGACCGGGTGGATGCGCTGGTCTGGGCGCTGCACGATCTGCTGATCGTGCCGGCGGCGAAATGGCGCGACCCGAAGCTGCGCGCGCTGTGATCGGGCGGCGTTAACGGTTTGCCGGCAATGTTCCCGGCAAGCCGCCACGCCGCGATCCGTGGCACCCAGGCAAGGCAACCGACGAGGAGCGACAAGCCAATGGTATTGGACATCTTTCGGCGCAGCACCGGGGCCGATGACAGCGCCGGCGCCCCCCAGGAGCGCAAGGCCAGCGCCACCGCCCGCGTGGTGGCGTGGCAGGGCGGCGGCCGCGTGGCGTGGAGCGCGCGCGACAGCCGCTCGCTGACGCGCACCGGCTACCTGGGCAACCCCGTGGCCTATCGCTGCGTCAAGATGATCAGCGAGGCGGCGGCGGCGCTGCCGCTGGGCGTGCAGGACGGCGAGGCGCGCTATGAACGTCATCCGCTGCTGGCGCTGATCGACCGGCCCAACCCCGCGCAGGGCAAGGCCGACCTGCTGGAGGCGCTCTACGGTCAGATCCTGCTGACCGGCGACGGCTATGTCGAGGCGGTGGGAACCGGCGACGAGGTCGGCAGCGGTCTGCCGGACGAGTTGCATGTGCTGCGTTCGGACCGGATGAGCCTGGTGCCCGGGGCCGATGGCGTATGACTACACGGTGGGCGCGCGCAAGCACCGCTTCGACGTGCGCGGCCCGGTGCCGCCGGTCTGCCATATCCGCAATTTCCACCCGCAGGACGACCACTATGGGCTTTCGCCGATGCAGGCGGCGGCGCAGGCGCTGGACGTGCACAACTCGGCCAGCCGCTGGTCGAAGGCATTGCTGGACAACGCCGCGCGGCCTTCGGGCGCGATCATTTACAAGGGCGCCGAGGGGCAGGGCACGCTGAGCGCCGATCAGTACGACCGCCTGACCGCCGAGACGGAAAGCTATCACCAGGGCGCGCGCAACGCCGGGCGGCCGATGTTGCTGGAGGGCGGGCTGGACTGGAAACCGATGGGGTTTTCGCCTGCCGACATGGAATTCCAGAAAACCAAGGACTCGGCGGCGCGCGAGATCGCGCTGACCTTCGGGGTGCCGCCGATGCTGCTGGGGATTCCGGGCGACGCCACCTATGCCAATTACCAGGAGGCCAACCGCGCCTTCTATCGTCAGACGGTGCTGCCGATGGCGGCGCGGGTGGTGGCGGGGCTGGCCGACTGGCTGACGCGACTGGCCGGCGCGCCCGAGCTGCGGATGTTTCCCGACCTAGACCAGGTGCCGGCGCTGGCGTCCGAGCGCGAGTCGCAATGGCGCCGGGTGGCGGCGGCCGATTTCCTGACCGAGGCGGAAAAGCGGCGCCTGCTGGGACTGCCGGCACGCCCGGCCCCCGAAGACGCTGCCGCGCCGGCCGGCACACCGGATTTGGAGGGCGGTGGCCGGGATGCGTGAGACGCGCCCGCCGAGGCCATACGGCTTCGAGGCGTTCGACTGCGCGCCGGCGCTGCGGCTGGAGGCGCACGAGAGGGTTTCGAAACTCCAGGTCGAGGCGCTGCAAGAGCGCGCCCGCAAGCTGGAAGAGGCGATGGAAAAGCTGGAGCGGCGCTTGTGGCTGACGGTTTACGGCGTGCTGGGGATGATCCTGGCGCAGGCGTTGCAATCGTTGCTGAACGCGACGCCCTGAGCAGGACGAAAGGAAAACGAGATGCAAGACGACACCGGTCTGGAGCGCAAGTTCTGCCGCTTCGACAAGGATCTGACAGTGAGCGACACCGCCGGCATCGCGGGCTATGCCAGCCTGTTCGGCGCCCCCGACCAAGGCGGCGACGTGGTGGCGCCGGGCGCATATGGTGCCTCGCTCAAGCGACTGGCGGGCGACGGGCGGCGGGTCAAGATGCTGTGGCAGCACGACCCGACGCAACCCATCGGCATCTGGGACGAGGTGCGCGAGGACGCCCGCGGCCTGTATGTCAGGGGCCGCATTCTCGACAGCGTCGAGAAGGGCCGCGAGGCGGCGGCGCTGATCGCCGCGGGTGCCATCGAGGGGCTGTCGATCGGGTATCGCACGCTGCGGGCGGCGCGCGGTGACGACGGGCGTCGGCTGCTCAAGGAACTGGAGCTTTGGGAAGTGTCGCTGGTGACCTTCCCGATGCTGTCCAGTGCGCGGGTGGCGGCCAAAGGCGATGCGCTGGCGATCGATGGCCTGCGCGAACTGGCGGCGATCTTTGGCGACGCCCGCCGTGACCTGGGGCGCGGCTGACGCGGCCACGGGCATCCGAAACCTCTGGAAAGGGTAGACCATGAGCAAGACCGAACCGACACGAGCCCGGGGCGGCGGAGACCCCTCCGCGCTGTCCGAACTGAGATCCGCGGTGACGGGTTTCGTAAGTGACTTCAAAGGCTTCCGGGATGACTTCGACACCAGGCTGCAACAAACCGAAGAGCGACTGACCATGCTGAACAAGAAATCCTGCACCCCCGCCCCGATGCGCCCGGCGCTGTCAGTAAATGCCGAAACCGAGCTGCCGCACCAAAAGGCGTTCGACGCCTATCTGCGCAGCGGCGACGACGACGCGCTGCGCGGCCTGGCCCCGGAAGGCAAGGCGATGTCCACCGCGGTGGCCGGCGACGGCGGCTACCTGGTGGACCCGCAGACGTCCGAGACGATCCGCGGGGTGCTGAACTCGACCGCCTCGCTGCGCGCGGTGGCCAATGTCGTCGAGGTCGAGGCGACTTCGTATGACGTGCTGGTGGACCATTCCGACGTGGGCCATGGCTGGAGCACCGAAAGCGGCGCGGTGACCGAGAGTGCGACGCCGGTGATCGACCGGATCGGCATCCCGCTGCACGAACTCAGCGCCATGCCCAAGGCCAGTCAGCGGCTGCTGGATGACAGCGCCTTCGACGTTGAGGGCTGGCTGGCCAGCCGCATCGCCGACAAGTTCACCCGCGCCGAGGCGGCGGCTTTCGTGAGCGGCGACGGCGTTGACAAGCCGACCGGCTTTCTGACCCATGCACAGGTCGACAACGACGTCTGGAGTTGGGGCAATCTTGGATACGTGCCCACCGGCGTTGACGGTGCCTTTGGCGGCCCCGATGCGATCATCGACCTGATCTATGCGCTGGGTGCGCAGTACCGGGCCGGCGCGGTGTTCGTGATGAACTCGAAAACCGCCGGGCAGATCCGCAAGATGAAGGATGCCGAGGGCCGGTTCCTTTGGACCGATGGCATGGCGGCGGGCGAGCCGGCGCGGCTGATGGGCTACAAGGTGCTGATCGCCGAGGACATGCCCGACGTCGCCAGCGGCTCGGTCGCGGTGGCCTTTGGTGATTTCTCCGCTGGGTACACGGTGGCCGAGCGCCCCGACCTGCGGGTGCTGCGCGATCCGTTCAGCGCCAAACCGCACGTTCTGTTCTACGCCACCAAGCGCGTGGGCGGCGACGTGAGCGACTTCGCCGCGATCAAGCTGCTGAAATTCGCCGTTTCCTGAGCGGCGGGGCCGTTTCCCGCCCCCCTTGCGCATTCGCGTGCGGGTGGGGGCGGGACGCGCACACCCGGCCAAGAGCGTTCCCGCGGTTGAAGGGGGGCGAAGATTTCGGAGTTTGACCCATGATGTTAGTCGAAGAGACCACCACGTCCGACGCGGGACTGCCGGTGGGGGAATTCAAGGCCCACCTGCGGCTGGGAACCGGGTTTTCCGAGGATCAGGTGCAGGACGCGCTATTGCAGAGCTTTCTGCGCGCGGCGCTGTCGGCGATCGAGGCGCGCACCGGCAAGATCCTGTTGGAGCGGGACTTCTCGTGGGTGTTGGCCGCGTGGCGCGATCCGGTCGCGCAGGCCCTGCCGGTGGCGCCGGTCACGCAGGTGCTGGAGATGGTGATCACCGACCGGCTGGGTATCGAGGCCCCGGTTTCGCCCGATGCCTGGCGGTTAGAACCCGACATGCACCGCCCGCGCCTGGTGGCCACCGAGGCCTGCCTGCCGACGGTGCCGCGCGGCGGAACCGCGCGGCTGACGTTCCGGGCCGGGTTCGGGGCTGCCTGGGGCGACATCCCGGCCGACCTGGCGCAGGCGGTGCTGTTGCTGGCGGCGCATTACTACGAATACCGAGACGAGACATCGCTGGGCCGCGGCTGCATGCCTTTCGGGGTTTCCTCGTTGATCGAACGCTACCGCACGGTGCGGCTGCTGGCGGGGCATTCACGATGAGCGCCCCGGTGCTGAACCGCGAGATGGTTCTGGAGACGCCGGTCACCATCCCCGACGGGGCAGGCGGCCATGCGGGTGGCTGGCAGGCGCTGGGCACGCTGTGGGCCGAGCTGCGCCCGCGCACCGGGCGCGATGCCGTCGGCGAGGGCGCGGCGCTGTCGCTGATGCGCTACCGCATCGTGCTGCGCGCTGCCCCCGATGGCAGCAGCATGCGCCCGCGCGCCGGCCAGCGGCTACGCCTCGGCGCACGGCGGTTTCGCATCCAGGCGGTGGCCGAATTCGACGCGCGTGCGCGTTACCTGGAATGCTTCGCTCAAGAGGAGGAGGCGACATGAGCTATGGCATGTCGGCGGCCCTGCAACGGGCGGTTTACCAACGGCTGACGGCCGACCCGGCGGTGTCGGCGGCCGCGCCCGGCGCAGTATTCGACGCGCCCCCCCGAGGGGCCGTTGCCCGAGACCTATGTCAGCCTCGGCCCCGAGCAGGTTCGCGACCGATCCGACAAGATCGGGCGCGGTGCGGCGCATGATTTCACCGTCTCGGTGGTGACGGCCGCGGCCGGGTTCGAGGTGGCCAAGGCGCTGGCCGGCGCGGTGAGCGACGCGTTGCTGGAGGCCGACATGGTGCTGGCACGCGGACGGCTGGTGGGGCTCGATTTCCTTCAAACCAAGGCCGAGCGTGCCGCGCGCGGGCGGCTCAGGCGGATCGACCTGCGCTTTCGCGCGCGAGTGGACGACAACCAATTGTGACAAGCGGAGTAAGCGACATGGCAACACAGAATGGCAGGGATCTGTTGATCAAGGTGGATCTGACCGGCGACGGCCAGTTCCAGACGGTGGCGGGTCTGCGCGCCACGCGCCTGAGCTTCAACGCCGAGCGCGTCGACGTCACCAGCCTGGAATCCGCGGGCGGCTGGCGCGAGTTGCTGGCCGGGGCGGGCGTGAAATCGGCCGAGATCACCGGCTCGGGCGTGTTTCGCGACGCTGCCACCGACGAACGCGCGCGGCAGATATTCTTCGATGGTGAAGTGCCGGATTTCCAGGTGGTGATCCCCGATTTCGGCATCATTGCCGGGCCGTTCCAGATCGGGGCGATCGAATACGCCGGCAGTCACAACGGCGAGGCCACCTACGAGCTGTCGCTGGCTTCGGCCGGGGCGCTTAGCTTTACGGCGGTGTGAGCATGGCCAACCCCTATGCAGGCGAGGTGGCGCTGGTCATCGACGGCGAGCGCCATGTGCTGAAGCTGACCCTCGGCGCGCTGGCCGAGCTGGAAACGGTGCTGGGGGCCGACACCCTGATGGCGCTGGCCGAACGGTTCGAAGCGGGCCGCTTTTGCAGCCGCGACATCATCGCGGTGCTGGTCGCGGGGCTGCGCGGCGGCGGCTGGGCGGGGCAGGTGGCAGACCTGACCTGTGCCGAGGTCGACGGCGGCCCGATGGCGGCGGCGCGCGCGGCGGCGCAGCTTCTGGCGCGGGCCTTCGCGTTGCCCGACGAGGCCGCCGGGTGAGCCGCATCGACTGGCCGGTGCTGATGCGCGCGGGGTTGCGTCGGTTGGGCCTTGCGCCGGCGCAGTTCTGGGCGCTGACCCCGGCCGAGCTGATGCTGATGCTCGGCCACGGCGGGGCAGCGGCGCCATTGGGGCGCGTGCGGCTGGCGGAAATGATGCGCGACTGGCCCGATCCGGGCGGCGCGGGTGCAGAGGTTGAAAAGCAAGAGGGCGATCATGGCGGCGGATGAACAGATGGGCGCGCTGGACGAACAGATCGACGCGCTGGAAGGCACGATGAGCGCGGCGGCGGATGTGGCCGGGGTGTTCGACGACGAGCTTCGGCGGATGCGCGGCGCGTTGGCCGATACCGGCCGCGACCTGGCGACGGTCGAGCGCGGGTTCAGCCGTGGGCTGCGACGCGCCTTCGACGGCGTGGCTTTTGACGGGGTGAAGCTGTCGGACGCGCTGAGCGGTCTGGCGCGCACCATGGCTGACACTGCCTATTCGGCGGCGGTGCGTCCGGTGTCGCGGCATCTGGGCGGCCTGCTGGCCGAGGGCGTGGGCCGCGCGGTCAGCGGCATCCTGCCCTTCGGCGACGGTGCGGGGTTCGCGCAGGGCCGCGTCATGCCCTTTGCCACCGGCGGCGTGGTCAGCGGGCCGGTGGCGTTTCCGATGCGCGGCGGCACCGGGCTGATGGGCGAGGCGGGCGCCGAGGCGATCATGCCGCTGGCACGCGGCCCCGACGGCAAGCTGGGCGTGCGCGCGGGCAGTGGCAGTGGCGGCCGCCCGGTGCAGGTGGTCATGAATATCTCGACCCCCGACGTCGAGGGCTTTCGCCGCTCGCAAAGCCAGATTGCCGCGCAGATGGGCCGTGCCATCGCGCGCGGACAACGCAACCGCTAAGCAGGAGGGCGAGCGATGAGCTTTCACGAAGTCCGGTTTCCCGCCAACCTGAGCTTCGGCTCGCTGGGCGGGCCTGAGCGGCGCACCGACGTGGTGACGCTGGCCAACGGGTTCGAAGAGCGCAACACCCCTTGGGCGCATTCGCGCCGACGCTATGATGCCGGGCTGGGGATGCGATCTCTGGACGATGTGGCGGCGCTGATCGCCTTTTTCGAAGCGCGCCGCGGGCAGATGTTCGGCTTTCGCTGGAAGGACTGGGCCGACTACAAATCATGCGCGCCCTCGGCCACGCCCGCCCATGACGACCAGGTGATCGGGCAGGGCGACGGGACGCGGCGCGAGTTCGCGCTGATCAAGAGCTATATCTCCGGCGACCAGAGCTATGCGCGCCCGATTACCAAGCCGGTGCGCGGCACCGTGCGGGTGGGTATCGAGGGCGACGAGATGCACGAGGGCGTGCATTACAGCGTCGATACCGCGCGCGGTATGGTCAGCTTATCCGATGTGCCGGGCCCGGGCCGGCAGGTGACGGCGGGGTACGAATTCGACGTGCCGGTGCGGTTCGATACTGACCGAATCGCCACGTCGGTGGCCAGTTTCCAGGCCGGCGAGGTGCCGGACGTGCCGGTGGTGGAGGTGCGGGTATGATCGGGGAACAATTGCAGGCCCACCTGGACAGCGGCGCGACGACGCTGTGCCGGGCTTGGGCGATCACGCGCAATGACGGGGTGACGCTGGGCTTTACCGATCACGACCTGCCGCTCTTTTTCGAAGGCATCACTTTCAGCGCGTCGGCCGGGCTGAGTACGTCGCATACCGTTCAGGGCACCGGCCTGGCGGTGGACAACGCCGAGGCCGCGGGCGCGCTAAGCGACGCGGGCGTCACGGCCGCCGATATCGAGGCGGGCCGCTACGACGGTGCCGAGCTGCGCGCATGGCTGGTCAACTGGGCAGTGCCCGAACAGCGGGTGATGCAGTTTCGCGGCCGCTTGGGCGAATTGCGCCGGTCGGGCGGGGCCTTTACCGCCGAGCTGCGCGGCCTGACCGAGGCACTGAACCGGCCGCTGGGACGGATCTACCAGAAACCCTGCACCGCTGTGCTGGGCGACGCGGCCTGCGGGGTCGAGCTGTCGGCGCCGGGTTATGCGGCCGAGGCGGTGCTGGTCGCGGTCGCGCAGGCGCGGGTGTTGCACCTGCCACCGCTGTCGGGGTTTTCGCCGGGGTGGTTCAATCGCGGGGTGCTGACGATACTGGACGGCGCTGCGCAGGGATTGCGTGCGATGGTCAAGCGCGACCGCATCCGCGATGCGGATGGCGCGCGCGAGATCACGCTGTGGGCGCCGCTGGGGGCGGTGCCGGCGCCGGGCGACCGGGTGGGCGTGCAGGCGGGGTGCGACAAGCGGTTCGACACCTGCCGTTTCAAGTTCGGCAATGCGGCGAACTACCAGGGGTTTCCCGACATTCCCGGCACCGACTGGTTGACGGCCGTGCCCGCGACCATCGGCGAGACCGGCGGCGGGAGTCGCCGATGAGCCGGGCTGCAACCCCCGGCGCGCAGGAGGTGTGCGGGCATGTGAGCGGCGCGCAGGTGGTGTGCGCGGCGCGCGGCTGGATCGGCACGCCCTACCGGCACCAGGCCTCGTGCCGCGGCGCGGGGGCCGATTGCCTGGGGCTGCTGCGCGGTATCTGGCGCGAGCTTTTCGGGCCCGAGCCACTGCCGGTACCCGCCTACAGCCGCGACTGGTCCGAGCCGCAGGGCGACGAGCGGCTGTGGCGCGCCGCGACCGAAGTGCTGGTTGCGGTGGAGCCGGGCGCGCCCTGGCAGCCCGGTGACGTGCTCTTGTTTCGGATGCGTGCCGGGGCGGTGGCCAAGCACCTGGGTATCGCGGGCGTGGCCGGCGCCGCGGCGACATTCATCCATGCCTATAGCGGGCACGGCGTGGTGGAAAGCCCGCTGAGCGCGCCCTGGCGGCGCCGCGTGGTAGCGCGATTTGCCTTTCCCGATACAACCCCACAGGAGGTTCGCTGA